CAGTCCCGTCACCCATATACATCCCCCTGACGATCCAACGTATCGAGCACTATGTACTATGGGCACAAGGAACATATTTCATACACCCAAGCCGTACATGAGACGAAATCAAGACATTGTAGACACAAGTGACATACTTATAGCTACTCCTCATGGCCCAGAGGTAGTACGCTCAGGTACATGGGCAACAATTAGACGTGCTCGCAAGAAAGGCATACCAATCTACATCGTCTACCCAAACGGAAAAGTAGAACAGGAGAGTTAGGTGCTGGAATTTGAGCTAAACTATTTTGGACTTGGTGATCTAATAACTTTTCTAGAGGACAACATAGATTGTGACCTTCACATAGGCTTCACACGTCCTCACTCATATCGGGGATACTATGACCAACTTGCATTCGAACCGACATCGGGTGGGCAAAGTGCTTCGGATGCTCTAGAGATAGTTAAGCCTTGCTTGCTCCAAACGTTTCAGGGTTATAAAGGTGGCGACTACGAAATGAACAAGCATACCGAAGTGTGGTTTGCTTACTACGGTAATAGTGGAGGACAGCTTATTGGAGAAATGCTAATGGCTCTATTGCTGGTTAACCCTTAATCAAGTTTGCAGTATTTCAGGTTTTGTTGTCAGTTTAGTAAACGCTACGCGAGGCTTGACAAACCCCCCACATGCCGTAGAATCCCTCGGCTAGCTCGCTACGGGGCCGTCTTCGATCCGGCCTTGGAGGGAACTACGGCAGCGACAGGATTCGGCATACGCTTATCAGGTGTCGATACAAACTCACAGACTTGCCGTTTGTGAGACTTCTCCAAAGCGAGGAGGTTTCCCTAAGTGAGTAGCATTCTCAGTTGGAGTGACCTACCAATTATTCTGTATGGACTAGCTGCGTACTTTTTTGGCTACTGGTGGAGGTATAGACGAGACAAGAAAATCTCTAAAGACATGATCGTGCAGCTTGACGAATTGAAGAAGCTGCTAAAGACATGACTCAAACTCTTTATACCCTTCCAGAATTACCGCATAAACATGATATCATACCGATCCACGCTTCTGATATATCTTCCTTCCTGACTTGTAGAAGAAGATGGGACTGGACAAGTCCTTCGAGAAATAATCTCACGCGCAAGGTTCAGCTATACGGTGTGAATCCTAACCTATGGTTTGGCACCGGCATACATTATGCGCTAGAGCGATTCTACTCTCCGATATTGAGACGTGATCCAGTCGAGGTATTCTCGACTTGGTTTGCAATGCAGTGGGAGGGTGGATTTATTCCTGTAGGAGAAGACGAACACCTACAGCTAGAGCAGTCGTATGACCTTGAGCCTGTAGCTCTCGATAATGGTTGGCAGGTTCGTGGTCTTCGTGATCTCTTGCCTTCGCCAGATGAGGAGGAATGGCTAGGCTATAGGACACTCGGAATCGGTATGATGGAATTCTACAAGGACTATTCGGAGAGAGAAGATGATTTTGAAGTTATTGCTGCTGAATCCAATTTTAGTATTCCTTTGGGTTTTCGCTCGGTTGACATACGGGAAGAATCACCCAATTTCGGACAATCTTTGGAAGTGCATCTTCGGGGAAAACGTGACGCCATCCTCTACTACCCAGATAGAAAAGATCCGAACAAACAGTACGGAATCCACGACTACAAGACTAAAAGCATCATAGATGATAACTGGAAAGAATCGCTAGCCAACGATCCCCAAGCTACAACCTACATAGTTGCTTCGATTAAGGAAGCAGAGCAGTATGGATTGCCTTGGACAAATATTCAGGATGTTCTCTTTACTGCACTTCGCAAGGTACATCCTAAACCCCCGACCATAACTACTCGTGGTTTTCCAAGTCTCAATAGGAATGACGAGTCTTGTACCGCCCCTATGTTTATGGATACGGTTGTGAACATGGGCTTGGAGGACTGGTATCACAACGACTTGAAAGCCCAAGGTTACTACGAATACCTGCTAGAGAATGGGGACAAAACATTTATTGAACGCGAACCGGCTACTCGCAACCCACATCAGATTAAGGTAGCGTTTGACGAGCTAGTTATGGTTGCAAAAGAAATGGTCGATCCGATGGTCAATACCTACAAACACCCTTCAGGATCATTCACTTGTACCAAGTGCTCATTTCGCGCACCATGTCTGGCAAAAGACGACGGATCGGACTGGAAGGAAATGCTAGTTCAAGGCTATGAGCTTAATAGAGATCGATAGCATAGCTTTTTCAGTTCTGCTCAAACTATTGGATCATTCATATATGCATGACTGGAATGATCGTAACGAGATGGCAACATATCCTCCCATCAAACTGACTGAGACAGAGAAGGATTGGTTCGTGAGATACAAACTAACAGGACAACTAGATCGTGACCGTTGAATCTTATCTTAAAGATTGGGATTCAGAAAAAGTAGCCTATGAAGTTCTCCGAGTTTGCAGCACGCTCGAAGGAAATGACATAAAGCTAGTGCGCCAGCTTTGGGCTGATCGAGAATTTCTCTTGTTGAGAATAAAGATCATTGCTGAAGATTGTGAAACTGAAGGCGACCACAACACAAGAGAAGAAATCGGTAAGTGGGCACGCGAAGGATACAAGAGTGTGGTATGATTGAAGTTTGGCAACTAGTTCGACCTGACGGAACTATTCTGTGCGAGTGGCTGGTTCCCGAGCATAACGCATACATATTTCAACCTAGCCATCCAGCTATCGAGGGTGACTACGGATGGGCAATGAAGTTAAGGAGAGAAATCAATATGAGCGACGACGATACGCCCGATTTCGATGATAGTGAGTTTGAGGATATGGCACATAGCGCCCTAGCTGAAATGGGCAAAATGGGTCTTACTGTATTTCGTGCAGTAATTCGTGATGGTGGTTCATGGAATGAAGCATTCTCAATAACAGCAGCATTCTTTACAGGAGCTACAAAAGCTAACATGGAAGATCAAGGTGACTAGATGAAAGAGCTACCTGAAGATTTTATCGAGGTTCTACTACATGAGCCAGTTGTGCAAGGGTCACAGCCTTTATTGTGCGTTTGTGGATCGAAGCTGGAAATGGGCTACTGTCCTAATCCAGAATGCGAATGGGATGCTCCCGAGGAGGTATTCGATTGTGAGTGGTGTGGTTGTTGTCCTGATCCAAAACACTGCGTCTGGAGTGTGACTTGTCCAGTTTGTAATGCACTAGCTAAGAAACATTGTGTAGAGGGAACTAAACTTGTCGGTCTACATCGAGAGAGGTGGTCATATGCAGGCAGAGATTTTCAAAGTTAAAAGGCAATTGCTTGTGAGGGCAATTCGATTCAAAACTAGATACTACTTTCGTCTTATCGGCGATAATCAGGAGCAAGTAGCGTCGAGCGAAGCCTACACACAGAAGCATAATGTTACTGAAGTTCTAGGTAAATACTTCCCTGAGTGGGAAGTTCGTGATCTTACTAAGGGAGAGAACTAATGGGGTTGTTTGGTACTAAGATCGATCCAATTAGTGAGCGTTTCGATGAACTCATGGACGAACTCACAAATTTGAAGTCAAGGGTTGCAGAGCTACGCGGTGACAAGACAGGAGCTTCAAAAGCGATCAAGCTGGAAGCAGAGTTGTCGAAACTCAAGCGTGATCTAACTGACAAGCAGATTGAATTCGATCGTGAAGAAGAGAAGTGGGATCGTGAGAAGCGTGAAGTAGAGCACATGGTTGGACTTCAGCGCAAGCGAGGAGAGTTTGAGATTGAGTCTGCTGGACGCGAAGCCACACTTGCTGTGCGCGAAGAGAACTTGAAGGCAGAGCGCGAGCAATTTGAAAAGCAGACTAAGTTCAGACAAGAACAATTCGATCAGCAGTTCGAATCTCTGAACGGCCTCATGGAGAAATTCCTTGAACGTATGCCAACAACCCAACAGCTTATTACTGTTGGCGGTAAACAGAATGGGAACGATGAGTGATTCCCAATACATTACTGACTATACAATAGCTGGCTCATATGGTGAGCCTACGACTGTTACATACGACTTGAATACATATGCCTTGAATAGTACAGGCACGAGTCCATTCTTTCTAGTACCTGCTACGCCCGTTCACGTTCAGAAGAATGATTCTCCTCTTTCGTGGCTTCGATCCCAAGTTGAAGAGATTGCTGAACTAGCAAGAGCAGCGTAATGGCACAAGCAACGAATAAAGGTCCATTGGCAGATCAAGTTAAACCCCCTGATGCATTGAGTTATCTTAACCTCCTAATTTATGGTCATCCTGGTGCTGGTAAGACTTATCTTGCTGGTACAGCCGAGGATCATCCTATGACTTCACCTGTACTAGTTCTCGATGTTGAGGGTGGAACGGTTACACTTCGGAAACGCAAAGGCATTGATGTTATTCAAGTGCGTTCGCCACAGCACATGAAAGAAATCCATGACGAACTACGGGTGAATAACAACGGTCACTATAAGACTGTAGTGATTGATAGTATCACGGAGTTGCAGAAGCTTGACATGCGCGAAGTCATGCGCGAGATGCTACAGAAGCGACCTGACCGTGATCCTGATGTTCCCGACAAACGCGAGTGGGGAATTTCGGGGGAGCATATTCGGAGGATCATTCGCGCTTACCGCGACTTGGAAATGAATACGATCTTCACTGCTCTCATGGTTGACTACAAGGATGACAAATCTGGACAGGTTACGTTTAGTCCATCATTGCCTGGTAAGCTTCGTAATGAGGTTCCAGGGTTCATTGACATTGTGGGCTATTTGTACGTGACTGTCCAGGGAGAGGAGGTTAATAGAATTCTACAATTGCAGCAGACACAGAAGGTAATGGCGAAGGATCGAACAGATTCGCTAGGGGCTAGATTGGAAAATACAACTATCCCCGAAATGTGGAGCCTAATCCACCCAAGCACAAACGACAAGAAAGAGAGCAAATAACAGATGAGTGGTATTCTTGATCTTTCGGGTGCAGATACGACCGGCTTTGACGCAGTAGATGCTGGATCGTACAATGCAACAGTGTATGAAATCAGCATGGTCGAAACGTCGGGACAGGGTAAGCTTCCGCAGGGTACTCCAATGGTAAAGGTGCAGTTTGCAGCACAGGATGAAGAAGTTAACAATCGACGCTTCTTCACTAACTATCCTCTGCCGAATGAGGAGCAGCAGCCCGATTCAGCCAAACGTAATCGTGGTCTTGGTATGTTTGTAAACTTTCTCGTTTCACTCGGCGAGGATGAAAAGAAAATCAAGACCAAGGGATTCGATCCCGACAACCTTCAGGATCTGGTCGGTAGAGAGTGTGTAGTTAGAGTTGGTAAGGAACTCTACAAGCGCAATCCCGACGACGAAGGTGAATGGACTAATCCGGTAAAGGCAGTTAAGCCCGCAGGATCATCTACTAGTGGAGGTACTAGTTCAGACCTGCTCTAGTAAATAAAGCTTAGGGGCTATTGTTGTGAACGCTTCATATTTACTGCGGTGAGTATGGAGTAGATATGACAATCATATCTGGGCAATAGTTTCTAAGAATTCGGTAAAGGGGTAGGGACTACGGTTCCTACCCCTAACCATCTTGAAAGGATTTGACGTGGTTGACAAGCGTGATCCAGAGCAACTAGGCAATTTGATTATGCAGCTTAAAGAGGTGTATCCAGATAAGGCTGCGCCAGAGCGCGCCGATCTAATTGAGGACTGGCTTTCTAAAGGTGTAAACTTTCCAAGTAAAAATGGCAAGTGAACATCTCATGGGATCGTCATGGAAGTATTGAAGTTGCTAAGACACTTGTAGAGATCCTAGAACAATATCCTACTGACAAACTAAACAGTGGCTACGGAGAGTTTTACGAGGAACTCTTCAGGCCACTAAGACATACCGCACTTCACATTCTTGAGATTGGCATAGCCCAGGGTGGCTCTCTTCGTGCATGGCGCGATTACTTTACAAAAGCTGAAATCTACGGTCTTGACAAAGAAAAAGACTTTGTTGACGAAGCACGCGAATATAGGATCAGAACTTTCTGGATTGATGCTAGTAGTTGGGCAGAACTAAGTGGTTGGGTTTATGAACGAGAGTTTGATGTAGTCATTGATGATGGTAGTCACAAAGGTATCGATGTAATCAACGCTTTTGCAATTCTCTGGCCGAAGATTAAGTCCAAAGGCTACTACATCATCGAGGACGTTGCCTCCAGTCGTCCTCATTATAGTAGTGTTTGTGATTATTTTGCAGATTTCGTAGAAACTACAATTCTCGGCGATGGAAGTGCTACAGCCCAATTGATTTTTCTACCTAATATGATCGTGCTGCAAAAGAAATGAAAGTCGTAGTTGCAGCAGTTCGAGAAGATTGTCCGACTGCTCTAGCTTTGCGCAAAGAAGGGGTAGCTTTCGAACTAGTGCTAATGGAGCATGAGTATTCGTACTCTGATATGTTCACTAGGCTTTGGGATAAAGGGTATGGAGATAGCTTCATATCTTTGGAGCATGACATTATCCCCTGGCCTGGGGCGTTACAACACCTTTGGCAGTGTCGAGATTATTGGTGCGCGCACAAATATCCTCTGGCTCCTAACGCTATGCAAGCAGCTTTAGGTTGCATCAAGGTTAGTAGAAACTTAATCTTCAAGTATCCCTTGCTCTGCAAACTCTGGAATAACAGAGAGTGGAATACCTTAGATGGTATTGTGTGTCCAGCTATTCAAGCTGTTGCGGGTAAGGCCCATATCCATACTCCACCGTTTGCCCATGTGAAACCCTAGTATGGAAGAAATTCAGGATAGACTACTACGGGCTGATTTCTTCCGTTTTGTATTCGGCGAGCGACTCGGATATATTTGTATAGCAAGCGAATCCTCAGTACCAGGAGACTTCAAGCAGAGATTCTTTCAGTGGTCAGTGGAAGAGAAGGAACTGCTTAGGTATATTGAGTCACAACACAAGATCAGTAGGAACGTATGGTTTTGTATCAATCTTCTCAATAAGAAGTCTAGGAAGAAAGAGTCATGTATTGAGGGAAACGTTCTATGGGCAGACCTAGATGATTGCCACCCAGACGACCTAGATCCAAAACCACAACTTGTTATAGAATCCTCACCAGATCGCTTTCAAGCTATATGGAGAGTTGACGAAGAACTCGATCCATATATCGCAGAAGATTACTCACGTAAGATTTATGGCCGCTATCGAGAGAACGGTGTGGATTCGGGTTGGGCACTTACAAAGCTGCTGCGAGTACCCTATACAGCAAATCTTAAGTACCCAGATCGGCCTAAAGTTAAGCTTATTCGAGCAATCACAGATTTGCTACCGGCGGAACTTTTTGACATTGCTATCTCAACTCCGACCACTCCCGAGGATATTGCGTTAGAGAAGTCTATTCCAGAAATTCTGGATGCTGAAGAAGTTATTGCTACGCACGCTATACAGTTAAAGCACAAAGGCTTCCACAAGGTATGGGGATATGAAGCTACAGCAGACGATGATTGGTCTAGATTGCTTTGGCGTTTGATGCTTATCTGCTTTGAGTCGGGACTTAACCAACAAGAGACATTCTCAGTAGTAAATGCATCAACAGTCAACAAGTATGCTCGTGATAAAAAGCCTCTTAGGTATCTGTGGCAGGATGTAGGCCGTGCAGCAGTAGTATCTAAGAAGTCAACCGCAGGTGTACCCATATTTGAGATGCCAGAGCTGATCCCAGGGGACAACTATAAGTTTAAGAAGAAATCATTTATCGAAGAGTACACTGATTGGGGTAATAGTATCACAGATGCTCCATTACAATACCATGACTTAACCGCTTTTATACTTCTTTCTTCGATGCTAGCAGGTTCGATCAAATTAGAGACTTCATTCGGTACTATACGACCAAACCTGTGGGGGTTGGTTTTAGGTGATTCAACACTTTCCCGGAAAAGTACCATCATGCGAATGGGAACTAACATCATTGACTTCGTTGACAGAGACATACTACTCGCAACTGATGGATCTGCCGAGGGAATTCTTACGGGCCTTGCTGGACGCCCAGGCCGCACTTCTATGTTCTATCGAGACGAAGTTGTCGGTTTCTTTAGAGAGATAGCCAACAAGCAGTATCTTTCAGGATTACCACAAACATTTACGCAACTCTACGATGGCGGCTTCATGGCTCGTAGACTTCGTAAAGAGCTTATTACTGTTACTGATCCAGTCTTCATTTTCTTTGGTGGGGGAATCAAAGATCAATTCTATAGCTCTGTGGATTCTGATCTGATCTATTCAGGATTCCTCCCTCGATTCCTTGTCGTGATAGGAGAAACAGAGCTTTCTAAACTTAGACGTATCGGCCCTCCTACACCAGAAACGACTGAGCACAAACAGGACATCTACGCAAAACTTCACAAAATGTATAATGACTATGCAATAGTTGGAGATGTAGAGATACTTGGGCAATCAGTAAAGGATTTTGTATCAGTCGATGTAGAACTAGAGCAAGATGCATGGTCGCTCTATAATGATATTTTGGAAAGAATGGTTGCAGTTGCACACGGCTCCTCACAACAAGGACTAGCACTTCCTACTTTTGAGAGGCTATGTGGTTCTATGCTCAAGATGGCGATTCTCATAGCAGCTTCGAGACAGCAGCCAGATGAAGGAACAATTATGGTAAGCACCGAAGATGTTCGTCGTGCGGCATCATACATCCAGGTTTGGGGTGAATATACGATCGAAGTCATCCAAAACGCCGGTCAGACCTTGCCTCAGAAGATGATGGAGAGAGTTCTTAGGCACATCACAGATAATCCTGGCACTAACAGAGGAGCAGTCATGCGAAATTTCAACCTAGACAAGAGAGAGGTTCAGATTATCGAAGAGACATTAGAAGCTAGAGGACAAATTACTATTGCGCCAATTGCAGGCACGAAAGGCAAGGTGTATTCTGCGCTGTGAGTATTCCAGGTACGTTTTCGGAAAGCGAGCAAGACAAGCTCGACAAAGAAATCCAAGAAGAGCTTAAAGAGTGGCAATCTCTAGGTATCTTCCTCGAAGGTATTACAGCTTCGAATGAGTCGATCATAATGCTCAAGATTCAAATGCAAACTGTATTCAATATGCTGCTTGAGCATACGGAAGTTACAGAGAATGTACTCAACGTAATGTTCAAGACTGTCATGCGGGACACTCTTCGAGAGCTTCGTAGCAAATTTACTCCCGAAGTAGAACGTCGAAGGATTGCATCTATTACAGGCAAAGATCCAAATGCACCAGTAGAAGTTCCAGAGTTGCGACTTCTTGGCCCTGATGGAAAGCCAATGAGGTTTTGATGAGCGCGTCTGAGAAGCTGAGGGCGCTGGACGTGGCTATGACGCCTGCGCCCTGGACGCTTAGTAGGTCGGACTATGAAGCCGTGCCGTACTTTGTTTGGGATTACTACCTTGAGGATAAGGACGCGGATGGTGTTGTTGCACTTCGCAACGTCCTCCCGCAGATCGTGGCAGTAGTGGAGGCAGTGGAGAACCGGAACGCGTTGCGAGGCGATCTCGACCGCGCCCTCGCTGCTCTCGACGAGGCATTAAAATGCTGATAGGATTAGTAGGTTGCAAGGGAGTTGGCAAAGATACTGTTGGACAGTATCTCATAGACAACTATGAATTTACGAAGCTAGCTTTTGCGGACAAGGTTAAGGAAGCTCTAGCTAATCTATTTGATATTACCGTGAAGCAGGTGGATGAGTTTAAGACAGAGTACGCTGATGGTATCCCATACCGAGAAGTTGTAATCAGCCATATTGACAGACCAGTTGAATTGCGATATACGAGGAGAGAATTTCTACAGCGTTTTGTGACTGAGATGGGAAGAAATACATTCGGGCAAAACTTCTGGATTCAGCAGTGGGAGAACAGTTACACTGCACTTTCAGTTATGGAGCCGGATGCATTCAAGAAGGTCGTCGTTACCGATGTTAGGTTTGAGAACGAGGCACACGCAATTCTAACTGCGGGTGGATGGCTAGTTGAAATCACACGAAAAGG